ATCAATTAATGTGGGTAAAGGGATGGCTGCAACTGGTGTTAATGCTGCCCTTTATGCCAGCAACTATACTAAGCGAGATGGACAATTAAAGTTCATCTCGCATAGAGGTTATGACAGTGTGTTTGCATATGCTGCCAAACGAACCATGATGCAAATGACTTTTGCTACCATTAACGACTTGTACCCTAAATATGTGCGTCAATTGGAATATAAAAATGCAGTTACCGCATATCAAAAATATCAAGGTAAAGAGTTGCAAAAGATTATCACCAATGGTCAAAAGGCAGATGCAGACCTTCACAATAAATTAGGAATTGTACTTAAATATCAAGGCAAACCAGCAAACGAAGGTTTGTTATTATGGATTAAGAATGAAAATGGAACTACTCAAACAGTTTCTTTCAATACCTATTGGGACAAGATTAAAGGATTAAGTCAAGACCAAGCATCCAAATCTGGCCTTAATACAGCAACAGAGGTCCAGGTACCAGGTAGTCCCGTATTTTTGGATTTAGGGGCAATTGTTCAAGCACAAAGCGGCAATAACTTAATTTTATCCAAAGTTCAAGGGCGTGATTATTCAAGAAAAGAACTGATTTCAGGTAGTGATATTACATTTTCGGTTACAGGACAAATTGCTAGTAATTATCCTGATGTTTATCCATACGAAGATGTATCAAAATTCATCACTTTGATGCAACACAAGGGTGTGATTCATGTATTCAATATTTTGTTTCAACAATTTAATGTCACTCAGATATTAATTAAAGATTTTCAGTTAGGACAAAATAAAGGGTTTAAGAATATCCAACCATATAGTTTTACATGTGTTGCGGTTGAACCTGACGATGCAGTAGAAGTAGTTGAAGATACTATTAGTGCTGCTAACTTACAAATTGCCGCATCTAAGAAAAAAGGATGGGCAAAAGTATTGTTGGATCAAGTGAAATCTGCTGCTGCTAATCAAGCTGCTCAAATGTTAGAATCATTAACTTCTGATGTAATATAATATGAAAAGTTCATCACCAGTATCATATCCTGATGGCGTAGATATTCTTGTCTGTAAAATTCTAATATGGGAACCAGCAGACAAGAATATAATTGACACAGATGACCCAGCTGAAGATAAATGCTTGACCATTCGGGAATGCAGTAGTATTGAAATTACCGAATCATATAAAAAATTGATAGGTACCGCTATTGTGAAATTTCCTCGTGGAACTGTTATTAGACGCACAGAAACAGCTAAAGATATTGAAGAAAACGGAGTTTCAACTGTTTATACAGAACGTTTGAATGATGGGACAATCATTGAAAAACGTGCCGGTGCTTCTGCTGCCCAGCCCAAAGATTTTAAAGTTGGGCAGCGTATTCGTATCTATTTAGGTTATTATCGCGATAAGGGTAAAATATTTCAGAGTGCTACGGAACGTAGAGATGAAATGGAAAAAGAAGCATTAAAACATGCGCCTAATTTTGATGGTTATATTGTAAAATGTAGTGCCTCCACCCCTATTGAAATTCGTTGTGAAAATTTAGCAAGTGGATTGAAACGTAAATCATGTAGAAAAATTATTACACCTGACAACACTACGGTCAATGACATATTGAAAGAAGGCGGTAAATATGACCTGTTGAAAGGCACTGGTCTCAAATTACACCCCGATACTAGCAGCTGTGATATAAATGTTGGAAAAATACAATTGACAGAAGACTTAACTGTTGCCGATGTATTAACAGAGTGGTCAAAATACAAGTTATATTGTTTTGTAAGAAATGACAGCAGTGGTAAACCTTGCATTAAGGTTGGTCGTTCATACTTTTCTACCAAAACCGCAGAATCAATTGTCAACAACGATAAAAGTGCTAAAGGTAGATTGATACAATTTAATTATCATGTAGCGGAAGATAATTTGACATTGATGAGTGTTGACCCCAAATTTTTGGCCGTTGAAGCTCAAAGTGTTACAAAGGACCATAAATTTTTCCGTATTACATTGAGAATCAATCCAGATTGGACAGGTCAAAGCGATACACAACATAAAAAGTATCAGCAATTGAATGAGACTAAAATGTCTCAAAAAGGTATGAAATTGTCTGCTGCATTGAAATCGAATGTCAAAGAAAAGGTTGATTTAAGCCAATATACTGTTATTCCTTATATATCTAGTAAAATAGGAATATCTAAAGAAGATTTGGTCAAAGAGGCAGAAGCTTATTTTGAAGGGTATAACATGAATGGTGTAGAAGGTTCGGTTACTGTGTTCGGTGATTATAACTTTGAATCCGGTGAAAAAGTGGAATTATTAGACACTAGACAACCAGAAAAAAATGGTTGGTACCTCATTGAAGAAGTGACCACGAAATTTGGCACCAATGGTTATCGCCAGACTTTAAAGTTGCCTTATTGTATTGCAAAACCTGAAAAAGATAATTAATTATGAGTAATAAAACAGTCAATGATTTAAGTGCAAATGAACGGATTTATGATGCTATCCGTCAAATTGCTATGCACAAAATCATCAATCCATATAACCATACGGTCAAAAACACATCTAAAATTGCAGGATATGTAACAAAGGTGCATACAGATCCTAGCGATGAATTATATGGAACTGTTGATGTGCAAGAATACAACACTAATCCTACAGACCGACAAGAAATTACAGGTGAATTACCTGTCGGTCTGCATGAGGGCGTGTATTTATCTGCCATTCAGAACAATGAAAACGGCTTTTTTGTAATCCCATATTTGTATTCTGATGTGGTAATTGTTACTGACCCTGTTACGTTACGTGAATATGTAATACAATATTCTCATGCTGATACGATCCAAGTAAATGCACACAATCAAGTTATTGTTGGGGTAACAGAAACCAAAGAATTTGAAGAATCAGAAGATACTCCAGATGTTCCAGACTTAGAGAAAACTGGACTGTATGCTCGTACAACTTATACCCCAACATCTGCATTAATCGAAGTTGCAAAAAGCGAAGATGTAGCAGAACAAAGTCGTATTGAGGTTACGGCAGAGCAGATTTTGTCAGAACATGATAAGGCACAAGTCATCTTAGATGCAGAGCAAATTTTGGCTAAGTATAATGCTAAAGAAATTGTTATCAACGAAGATGGTGTGTTTTTAGGAAGCGGTAAAGCAAAAGAACCAGCTGTTTTAGGTAATCAATTAGCTAGTATATTGATAGAATGGTTAGGTGCCATGTCACAAATGATGACTGCTACCATGATGGGACCTCAACCACCGATGAATGTAGCTCAGTTCGTTTCTTTACAATCTAAGATAAATTCATTCAAGGCATCCGTATCAGGATTCTTGTCACAAACTGTTAAAGTGGCTGAATAATGGCAACATTAAATGAAAACATAGCAAATATTGAAAAAGGCAGTGCATTAGAAAGTATGTATAACAGACTTGTAGCTGGTATGGAAGCTGCTGCACAAGAAACGCTTCCAGACTTTACCAGTGAAGAGTTTGTTCATACATCTGAAGATGGTACCGGCATGATGGTTTTGGACAGTTCAACATTTCCTGTTGTTTTGGAACATAGTATTGTTGATTCCGCTAAAATTAATCAGACCGTTAAAGACCATGAAGATGTATCACGTAAAAATGCTGCATATTTGTTTGCCCATGCTACAGTAAGTAGTTTGGGTGTTGGTGGTTCAGGAGGTATTGGTGGAGCCGTAGCTATTACTGGTGATACCATGACAGGTAAATTGAATACTTTGTATGGCTTCTCTTCAGGAGCTAACGGCATCAAAATTTTAGATATTTACCAAACAACTGAAGAAGACCCAGCAGCTAGAAGAAGCATTGTCAATATTGATGGTGAATTACATTTGGATGCACATGGATTGTACATCAATGATTGGAATGTAATCAGTTATGATAATGATACTCTTTCTTTAGATGCTACAACCATTGCGTTAAATGGTAATGTTACTTGTAGTGGTACAATTACATTAGGTGATTTGACAATATCTAAAGATGGAATAAATTTTAAAGGCTTGGAATTTTACCATTCTGGTAACTGTAATAACGAAAAGGTTGACTGGACCATGAAGAATGGTACAGTTGCCGGTAATTTGTTGGTAAAAGGGACAAGCACATTGAAATCAACCGTTAACGCATTGGGTGGTGTTAGTTTGGGATTTAATGATGTAGCCATTTTAACCATTGCAGCTGAAAAATTAGCTAAACTTACAGGTGACTTGGATATTATTTCTGGTGGCATCAAATTCAATGACAATTATGTAATTCATGTGAAGAATGATGATGTTATTGCATTTTCCGCTGCTAATAAAATATTGAATTTCGGTGATGACAATACACAAAAAATCACTTTACAAACAGGTTTGTATGATGATGATGGTGAGTATGAGCTGATTTCCAAGTTTGGTTCCGCTTACTTTCCAGAGTCTTTTAAAGCTGGTCATGGATTGGGAAACACTTTGATGAGTACATATAAAGTCTCAACAGAAAATTCTGGAGTTGTATTTCATCGTTATTTGAAATTTTATGATACAGGCGGTCCTGGTTTTAGAAGTGATGGCGAATTAATTTATTTTGAAGGTCCATTCCGTTATAATACTAATGTCAACGGCAGTACGGTACAATTAACAGAAAGACGTAATACTTCATTTGGTTATAAGGAATCAACCAGTCTTTATGCGCCAATGGACCGTCTTTCATCTAGTTTGATGTTTACTACTGATGCTGATTTTTATGTATTTGACAAGCCTTTGGAAGGAAAAACTTCACTTGGTATCACTGGAAGCAAAACCAGACTTCTTGAAAACCAACTATTCTTTAATGATTCAATATACTGGTTGGCCATTTCTGATGGTGTAAAACATTATGGCAACGCTTATATGGTAGGTTCCATTGGTTCTGTTACCTTTTCTAGCGGTTTTGCCGGAAGTGGTTGGAAAATTTATAAGAATGGACTGACTGGTAATATTTGTGCTACATTTGATGAATTGACCATTCGTAAAAAAATGCGTCTTTATGAGTTAGAAGTGCAAAAAGTATCATTTACAAACGGATCTCTGTGGGTCAGTGATTCTTGTAGTGGTGATATTGTTGAAGAAATATTGTAATGTCAGTTTATTCTTATCGAAAATTCAAAATCAGTGTTAGTGAAGATTCCAAAAAAACACAGGGTTTGCATGTAGGTGATATTGTTCGTAGGCAATATTTTGACAAACCTAATTTGATATATTCTTTAATGTGTGTATTGGAAACTGGTACTGACACAGTAATAGTCCAAGAAAATGGCGTAAATGTAGAAAAAGAAAGACCTTGGTTTATTGGAGCATTGCTGGAAGGCGATGCTCCAGCTACTAATGAAATTCTTGATTTTGTTCGTATCACAAATCTTTGGGACGCAAATCGTTTGGGAGCCATGTATTTGACTTCCAGTGATGAACAGGCACCATATATAGATGTAATAGATGGTATTGCTGTTGAACAAAGTTTGTGTTATCCAACCAGTTTAAACAATGTGTCTTGGACCGATAATTTTTCTCAGTATAATGTTTTGGGGCGTGCGTATGCTACAGCAACATACAAACCAAGTGACTTGGATAATTATCGCGTCTGTAGTATCACTAAGAATTCTGTTGAAGCAACTAATGGCACGTTTATCGGATTGTCTCAATTGATTGAACAAACGTTGGGGAATCCTAATCGAGTGTTGATTTCGTACAAGATTAAGGCATCTAGAACAATGAATAACATTGTCGCTACATTGAGTTATGAAGACGAAACACGTGTTGATGGTACGGTTAATGTAGAAGCAACAACAGAATGGGTCTATAAATTACATGCCATTACTATTGATTATTCAGATAGATACAAACGTTTATTCAAGTTAAACGTGAACGATAACCTACAAGAAGGTGACACTGTAGAGATTGCTGATTTAAATATCGTTCTTTTGTCATCTATAGCCAATTTTGCCGGTGGTATGAAAATGCGCATGGGCAAATTGTCTGGTGTAAATGATCCTGTATTTGGTACATTAGAAGATTATGGGGCATACGTACAACGATTGTATGCAACTAAACAAGTCAACATTTCTGGTACTTTAACCGCTGGAGATGAAAATGGTTTTGGATGTACTTTTTATGCAGGTAAGATTCATAAAAACGTTGTTATCAATAGCGTAGCATGTGATTTTGAAACTGCTACCAATATTTTTGCCACAACTGATAATCCAGTGGGTATTGGAGAAGTATATTGTTCAGAACATGAAATGGTTTTGAATGCACAGACTAATGCTTGGATGCTAGGTAAATTAGGCAAAAAGTATTGTTTCTCGTTTTGGGCCAAAAGCGCAACCGATTGTGAAGTGTTGGTCAGTCAAAATGATTACAGTTTGAAAGTGTTTACTATTGATGGTTCAAATACATGGCGAAGATATTCAGTAGCTTTCACTATACAAGAAGCATTGGAAGCAGATACACCACTTCGATTAAGTGTACTACCTTCTACTGGATTGTTGTATTTTACGGCCCCACAATTGGAAAGTGGTAATTATGCTACCCAATACCAACCTACTGATGACGTATTGTCGTATGTTGAAGATTATGGAGCATGGTTCAACAAAGGTGGTATTGGTGGTACCATTCAAAATCCGTTATTGAAATTAAACGATGATGGCTCCATTTCCAGTAAAAATGATTCATTTGTAATCAACAATGATGGTACTGGACATTTTGCCAATGGTCGTTTCAGATGGACAAAAGATAAAATTATCTTACAAGGCGTTACTATCAAATGGGAAGATATTGATGATTCTGTAAAAGAAGAACTTAAACCAAAATCTATTCATTTGATTGGGGAAGATGTATTTGTTGTAGATAATGGCATTTGTTCACCTGAAAGTTTAGTGATTCAATTGACAGAAACCAATTTTACATCTTCATCCAGTGAACGTTCCTGGTATTATATGAATGAATCCGGTGAAGACGTGTTATTGGAAGGTGAAAATGGACGTATTATAATCATTTATCCAGACGCTAGTTATTGGGGCGAAAGGCAAACTTTAACAATAAAATGCGTAGTTCGCACAAACTCCGTTGACTATATTGACACTATTACTATACAAAAGCGAAGGAATGGTCAAGATGCTTATTCAGTGTCTATCGTAACTTCTAAAGGCAATACGTTCAAAAATGGTGTGGGGTCAACAGAATTAGTAGCACATGTGTATCGAGGTGGTACTGAAATCACGGATTTATTAGCCCCCAAAGATTTTGATTGGATTAAAACAAGTGAAGATACAAATTCAGATACCATTTTCAACAATGCTCATATTGGGTATGGTAATGTGTTAACGGTTACATCTGAAGATATATGGAACATGGCACAATTCGATTGTAAAGTAAGAATCAACATATAAACATGGCACAAGAAATCGTAGCAAGAGGGCAAATTTCCATCATTGACTTGAATGATGCTAAGTCCCTTAATATGTATTTACGTAGTAGTCAACCTACTACACAGATTTTTAATAGCGATAACAATTCATTTGTTCCCAGTTGGTCTGAATCTCCATATCTGGTAATCACTCCAGAATTATTTGTTTCAGGTACAACAAAGGACCAGATGAACCAGGTTAAATCCCAACCTGTATATACAATCAATGGTAGTACAAATCTTGCAGATTTTGGAGCTACTGTTGCTACTACTACACCTTATGCGTTGACCATAAATAAAAATATGGTTGATATATCTCAAATGCGTATTCAATGTTCTGCTGTTTATTCAGATCCAGACATTGCTTCGTTTGAGACACCCGTAAAGGCAGAAATTCAGTTTACCAAGACAGTAAATGCTGGAGCAACCATTTGTGCAATTGGTTATACTCCTAAAGGCAATGTATTCAAGAATGACCAAACCGCTACATTGATTGCTCATTGTGATATGTGGCGTGGTTCCAAGATTGATGATACTAAGGTTTCTTATCAGTGGTACAAGATGACTACTGCTGGTACATGGGAGGCTTTGACATCATCTGTTGCATACGGATGTACTGGGTACAATACCAATGAATTAACTATTCCAGCTTCGGCTGTATTGAATTTTGAATCATTTAAATGTGTAATTACCGATATTGATGAAGGTAGTGGAACATATAACACAACTGTATCAGATGTGTTGTCGTTCTTTGACCAATCAGACCCGTATCATGTGGAAGTGTATTCAACTACTGGTGATAAGATTTTGAATGGTAAAGGCTCAACTACTTTGACAGCAAAGGTATGGCAAGCTGGCACATGTTTTGATGATGCCGATGCCAATGCAAAATTCAATTTTCAATGGAAAAAGTATTCAGCATCCGGTGTTCAAGATACATCTTGGGGAACTGAAGGGATAAAGACTGGCTCAACCCTCACTGTTGCAGCTAGTGAAGTAACCCAAAAGGCCACATTTGTTTGTGAAATTTATAGCAAGTAAAGATGGCAGGAAAACTTGTAGGTAGAGGACAATATACAATTGTGAAGTTGCATGATGGGAAACACATGCAGCTTCATTTGGCTTGTAATTTGTCCACTATCCAGCACTTTTCTCGCTTGTCGCATACTTTTTCTCCTAACTATACAGTAACTCCATTAGTTATCACTCCTGAAGTGTATTTTTCTGGTTCCCAAACCAATCAGAATAAAACGATTACTAACCCTGTGTGGCAAATTAATGGAGATAGCCCTATCAGATATGGTGGCATTGTAAGTGGTAATGCTCCATATTCTTTAACAATACATAAGAATATGGCAGTTTATCATCAATTACACATTACTTTCAGTTGTACTGTCATTGATCCAGATACTTTGATGGAAAATAATATGACCTCTCAAATTTGTATCACCAAGCAAGAAATTGAAAGTATTACACCTACCATGATAATGGAATTGCCATCTGGTAATCTGTTTAAGAATGAGATATACGATTCTCTATCAGCGGTGTGTAAATTGATGATTGGCACTGAACAAATGTTGCATGGGGTTGAATATGTTTGGTACCATTTGCATAACAATCAATATGTAAAAGTACAAGACAATTTCTATATCCAAGGACAGAACACAAACACTCTCACGGTATTGTCTGATTTTGTAAACAAGCAATCGGACTTTAAATGTGAAGTGAAATATGGAAATACTCTTTATACCGAATTTGTCACGTTTGCAAAACAAATTGAC